CGCCGGCACCCTGGGCGCTTCGGCGCCGATGGCGTTCGGGATCTCGGCCGGATTACAGTCCGCCGGCCAGCTCCAGGCGTCGGTCCCGATGAACTTCACGGTCGACGCTTCGCTCCTCGCTCGCGGTTCGCTCATCGCCGCGGTCCTTCTCCAGTTTTCGGTCTCTGCTATGCTCATAGACGGATCGGTCGCGAGCATCCCGAACTCGATCCAGGACCTCGTCGTCTCGCTCTTGAATAGCTTCCAGACTTTGCAAGCGGGATTGAATAGCGGCCAGATATTGACACCAGGACAGCCGAACAGCTCACAGACACTATGAACCAGGGAGGACGACACGATGGCAACTTGTGACACCGATCTCATCGGCGCTTGTATCGCCAGGAAGAGAGGCGACACCGCGCCGGATAGGATCACGATCCTCGACCAGGACTCGGCCGCCGTTCCGAAGGATCCGCTCGACATCACCGGCTTCTCGTTCACGCTCACGATCAACACCGAGCAAGATCCGGATCCAGGTCCGCCGATCGGCGCCGAGCTCGTGTCGATCGCCGGCACGATCACCGACCCGCTCGCCGGCGAGGTCGAGTTCCCCTGGACGCCGTTGAACGCCGACCAAGTTCCAGAGGAGTATTTTTACGACATCCAACAGATCGACGCCTCGAGTCGCTTGTTGACGATCGCGAAGAACCAGTACATCTTCCAGCAAGACATCACCAAATAGGAGCGGGTCATGGCGATCACTTTGACGAAGGAAGACGGGACCGGCCTCGTGAACGCTAACGTCTACGCCGATCTCGCCGATGCCGACCAGTACCTCGAGAACAGCGACCGGAAGACGGCCTGGCGCGGGTCCTCGTCAAAAGAGCGCAACGCCGCGCTCATCCAGGGCGCCGACTACCTCGATCAGACCTATCGCCGCCGCTACAAGGGCGAGCGATTCTCCTCGACCCAGCGGCTCGAGTGGCCGCGCGTGAAGGTCTTCGACGAGCTCGGGAACCCTCTCGACCCGCTCGCCGGCGTCGCCGGTAGCGTCCCCGAAGAAGTCGGCAACGCTTCGATCGAGTACGCCTTCGAGGCGGCGATCGCGCCGCTCGCGCCGACGCCCCAGTTCGACGACACCGGCCGCCAGATCTTGAGCATCCGCGAGAAGGTCGACGTCCTCGAGACGGCGACGTCCTACCAGGACGGCAAGGGCCCGGCGAAGTTCAAGCCGTTCCCGCGGGCCGAGCTCGTGATTCGGCGCTGGTTGAACCGAGCGATCGGCGGACTCACGGCGAGGATTTAGTCATGGCGCTCCAGGACACGGCCCTCAAATTGATCCAGAAGTTCGGCGAGAACCGGAAGGTCACGCTCCAGGTCCCGAACGCCTCGCCGGCGGATCCGACGAAGCCCTGGGAAGTGGATCCGACCGGGACGACGACCGACACGATCGTCGACGCCGTCGTGGTCCCGATCAAGCGGAACTTGGTCAACGGGAACTCGGTCCGCCAGGGCGACGAGACCGTCCTCATCGCCGCCCTCAGTCTCGGGACGATCATCCCCACGACCGCCGACTCAGTCATCGACGAGGGCGTCAAGAAGAACGTCATCGACCTCGTCCGGATCCGGCCAGGGAAGACCGACTTCCTCTACAAGCTCCAGGTCCGGGCGCCATAATGGCCCGCCGGCGATATGACGCGAAGGAGATCTCGATCGCGATCGAGCGCGAGCTCCTGGACGACTTCGGCGAGACCGCCTTCGCCATCTTGCGGAACCTCATCTTCGCGAGCCCGGTCGGCAACCCGACGCTCTGGCAGCAACCGAACCCGCCGCCCGGCTATGTCGGCGGCCACTTCCGGCGGAACTGGATCGTCTCGATCGGCGGCTTCAACGAGACCGAGATCGAGGGCATCGACACGGCCGGCGCCGCGACCCTGGCCGGCGGCTTGAGTCAGATCCGCAACTTCCAGAGCCGCCGGCGCTTCGGCCCGAACCTGGTCCTCCAGAATAACGTCCCGTATGCGAACCTCCTCGCCCTGGGACACTCGACTCAAGCCGGCGACGGCTGGGTCGACGAAGCGATCGACCTCGGGCTTCTCAAGCCCGGCGGCGAGACGGTCCTCCGGTAGTGGGCGCCTCGACCAGAACCCCGGCCCAGTTCCGCGACGCGCTCCGGACGGCGTTCGGCGCTCATTGGACCGCCGCCGGCGAGGACCTCGCGATCGTCGCCTGGGACAATCTCGACTTCGATCCCACGGACCTCGACGCCTACGTGTTCCTCGGTGTAGCCCACGCCTCCGGATCCCAGGCGTCGCTCGGGACCGGCGTCGACATCCAGGTCCGCCGCGAAGTGATACTCGCGGCCCAGGTATTCGTCCGGCATAATACCGGCCAGCAACGAGCGGACGCGCTCGCCGAGATCCTCCTCGACTTCATGGAGTCGACGAAGATCACCGGGATCCGCTTCCGTGATATGGGCATGACCGAGGCCGGCCGGATCCAGCAATGGTTCCAGGTCAACGTCAACGCCCAGATCCAATATGACTCTTATCGGTCCGTGTGAGACGGCCTTCATGAAACCAGGAGACCGCCATGTCTGACACAAACCGAGTCGGGCTTCGTTTTTTCCGAAGCTCACAACGGACCGCCCCGATCCCTGGCGGCCCCTTCAATCTTGACCAGCTCCGCTTCACCGGGACGCCGAACCTCGCCTTCGTTCCGAACACAATCGTCTCGGAGGAGATCCGGCCCGATCGCCAGATCACCGACTTGATCCTGGTCGGCGCCGAAGCCGGCGGAGACACGGGGATCGAGCTCTCCTATGAGGCCTTCGACGAGCTCATCACCGGCGCGATGTTCAACGTCTTCACCGAGACCACGCGCAAGCAAGGGACCGGCGAGATCACGGCGTTCGGCGCCGGGACCGTTGACGTCGATGCCGGCGGCGACTTTATTGTCGGCCAGGTCACGCGGCTCTCGGACCTCCTCACCGGCGACGTCGGCGACGGGATCTTCGAGATCACCGTGATCGCGGTCAACACGCTCTCGCTCAATCCGCTCGCCGGAACGGCGACCACGGCGATCCTCGGAACCGAGACCGCGGACGCGGACACCCGCCTCGAGGTCACGGGCTTCGCGGCCCAGGCGAACGCCGAGATCACGGTCGTCGTAGCCGGCGGCGACGCCGTCTTCAGCTTCCCGGCCGGCGCGCTCGACGACGCAATGGGGACCGGGATCCCGATCGCGATCGGCGCCTGGATGAAGATGGCCGACTTCGCGACCGTCGGGAATAACGTCTGGTTTAGGATCCGCGAGGTCGACCTGGTCGCCGACACCGTCACGACCGAAGCCCAGACCGGCATGGCGACCGATGCCGCGGCGACCGAGCAAGTCATCGCCTTCTACGGCTCGCGAGTCGAGAACGGCGCCCAGGCGATCGGCGCGCACCAGTTCGCCGTCGAGAGGCGCTTCGAGGATCACTCGCCGATCACCCGCGAGCTCTTCCTCGGGATGGCGCTCAACAACTTCAACCTCACGCTCGCGCCCCAGGCGATCGCGGTCGGCTCGTTGACCTGGTTCGGTTTCAACTCGGCCGTCTCGGACAACTTCGGCGGCGACTATCCGGAGCTCTACGCGGTCATCCCGGTCGACGTGGCCGCCTCCCAGTTCGACGTCTACAACACGTCGAACGACATCGGACGGCTCGGCCGCGGCGTGGATCCGATCGACGCCGCCGGCGTCAACTTCGTCCTCGAGGCGACGATCGAGATCAACAACAACCTCCGCCGCCAGCCCGCCGTCGGCGTGTTTGGCGCGGCCGGGATCGGAGTCGGCGAACTCTCCGTGACCGGAACCTTGTCGACTTACTTCGACAACGATGAGATCCTCCAGGTCATCCTCGCGAATTCGGAGACGACCCTCGACCTCATCACCCAGGGAGGCGACGGCCGCTCGATGGTCTTCGACCTTCCGAGGATAAAATTCTCCGGCGGAGCGCCAGACGTCCCAGGCAAGAACCAGGACGTCACGATCCCCGGAACCTACCAGGCGATCCGGAGCCCAGTGTTCGGCTACACGATCTCGAACCAGCGGATCACGTTCGCCCGGTAGTTCATCAACGACAACCGGGTCGCAAGGCCCAGGAGGAAGACCGTGAGAGTCTACGAGGCCTTCGAGACATCGGAGAAACTGGCGAAGGAGGGGCGAGAGTGCGACATCGAGTTCGGCGGGAAAGTGATCGCGACCGTGGTCGTCCGTCCGGCGGACGTGTCGCTCAATTCAGACTACAGGCGCGAGATGGCGGAGCTCACG